TTCTTGTAAACCTTGTATACCACTCTAATGCAGTAACTTTAAAAAACCCTTCTGATACTTGTTTAGGAGTTATTTCTCTACCACCTGGTAATTTAATACTGCCAGACATAAAATCTAGCTCACCAGCATTAATATACATAGTGTTTATAGCATCTGTAGATACCACACCTATATCTTTTGCAAACCTAGAAGCTTCTTCACTGTTTTGAAAATAAGATTGCAGTTCTCTACCAAAATTACCAAACGCACTAAACTCTTTTGATCTAAGAATAGGCCCTGCAAAGTCAGGTAAAGACGCAAACACAGCGAATGCCAGAAGCGTTGTAATGTTTGCAACTAATCCCCAACTATTAATAAACCTAAAAGTAGCACCCATGTTTGGATTGACCCTACCCATTATGGCATCTATAGCATCAACTGCATGTCCTTGTTCATTTTCTGGTAGCTGGTCTACAAGCTCTTGTACTCTTTTAGCCCCGCCACGTTTGTTGAACTCTGAACGTTTTATACTGTTAGCTAGATACTTACGAACCGCTACTGCTGGTTCTTCTAATAACTGTGCATCCCTTAAATCTTTCGTATCTATGTTTTTAAACAATTCTGCTCTTTCTTTAGCCAACCCTAAATTAAATCTACCTTCGCCGTCAGTTTCGTTACCTTCTATTAAAGCATTTGCTGGCTCTGCTATTAACCCTTGTACCACTTCTCTAGCTACTTGCTCTGTAGTATTAGGGTTGTTTTGTACAATTAAATTAACTAAGGAGTCTTGTAGAGCGACGTTTTCAGTAATTTCAGCAATAGCTATCATTCTAGGGAAATAGTTCTCTATCTTTTTATTATTAAAAATAGCACCTAAATTTTCTCTATCATAAAAATCAGAAAGCCACTCTCTTACCTGTTTAGCTTTTTCGCCTAGTTGTTCGGTAGGAATCTTATCGTTTTCAGCTTCGAGCAAAATAGCTTCAGCTTCAGGGGTTATTTGAGATACATCATCTAGTTCTAATATAGCGCTAAGTTTATTAACTTCTGCATTAGCTTTTACGATGTTAGCTGTTAAAAGACCTGTGCCACCCTCTGATTGACTAGCAGTGTAAAACATTGCAGCCAGCGCTTTACCTATATCTTTATCTTTACCTAAAGATTTTAAAAAGTTATCAGCTGGATAGAATACTTTTTTTAGATAAAGAGGAGCTTTTGTTGTAGGGTCTTCCAATATCTCCATAGCAGCCTTTTTAAGAGACCTAAATAAACTCCTTTGGCCTGCATTTTTAAAAGTTTTAGGAACGAACCCATCAACCATCGCTCTTGCATAACGTCGATCTTGATACGAAGCCGGACCCCTATTAGGATCGGCAGTGCCATCTTTATAAGACCTAATAACTGTTTGTATGTAGTCAGAAAAATCAGGGTTTACTGTAAACCTAGTACGAACTTCGTTACCGAGAGCTTTAAAAGCGTCTGCTAATTGTTTAGCTATTCTTTTAAAATAAGACTCAACACCGTTCTTCGCTTGAACCTTTTCATTCCTAAGTTCTGCTAATAAAAATACTCCGACCTGATCTGAAAAAAACTCTTCATATGCGTGTGGATTGCCCTCTTGATATATTTCTGGAGCTCCTGGTGCATTTCTAGCTTTTTCAAAAGCTGCATATATTTTTTTGCCCAACTCAGTATCTAAAGAATTAGTAACTTCTTGCTCAAAAAAAGCATGACCGAACTCATGAGCAGTAGATATAATAGCCGCTCCTTTTTGAGCGCTACCAGCGTTTTCTGATAGCTTTATAAGAATAATGTTTTCTTTTCCTAAAGAAATAAACCTACCACCGTCCGTGGAGTTATTAAGGATTTCTTGTTGTTCTTGTAAAAATCTAAAACTTTCTATGTCAGTTCTTTTTTCTAAATCTGTAAATACAAAATCTCTATCAGCGGCAAAAACTTTAACATTTTTCTTCAACTTAAATTTATCTCTAGCAATCTCATTTAATTTTTCTACTGTATTCGTTTCTCCTAGCCTATCTACAAGAGTTTGATCAACTGACAAAGGCCCCCTACTTTTAGTGGTGTAAAACCTAACGCCTGCAGGCGTACCTAACTCATAAAAAGTAGCTGCTTTATATTCAGCAGTTCTTTCTTGCTCAGGTGTAGCTTCAGCAAAGTCACCAGTGTCTTGTTCAAAAAACTCTCCTTGATCAAATCTAGAAGGTGTCATAATTTTTTGTTGAGAATCAGGTATTTCTGGATTTATCTTATCCTCAACAAAAGTTTCTAACTGTTCTAAAGTTTCAATATTATTAAATTCTTCTTGTAATCCTTCTTGTTCTATAATTCCTGACTTTTGAACTTGTGATTTAAGACTATTGAAGTCAGATTCTTGATCACCCCTAAATGGTGTTACACCAGATCTACCTGGCTGTAAGTCTTTGTAAGCGTATTCTCTGCCACCTGCTTTGTATACCACTGCTGTAGAAACATCCAACCCTTGTGTTGTAGACCGTACCTGTGGGTCATTTTGAAACTGAAAATCACTTGTAGCATCCCTGCCTGTGTCTCGTTGCCCAGTAAATTTAAATTCGTACCCCTGGCTTAAAAGCTCAGTATAAATAGTATTAAAACCTTCTTGAGCAGACTGTAAATCACTGCCCAAAGCTGTAGACTCTCCTAAAAGATTATTTATTCTTCTACCTAAAATAGTTAAGTTAGGCATATACACAGGGCTAAATCCTTCAGAATTAGGTGTTTTTATTTCCCAACCCGTAGCTTTTCTACCTTTATTAATTCTAGAGAGCTCATTTTTTATAGACTCTGTAACTACCGTGGGTATACCTAACCCAACAGCTACTTGACCATCTGAAGTGTTTAAGCGAACTATTTCATATCGTCTATTCTGTAAGCTTTCTTTGCCTTCTATGGGTTGAATAGCGTAAATATTATTTGGGTTAGCCTCTGATAAAGACTTATAGGCATTTAGCAAGGAATCAGAATAAAAACCTAACGCTAAATCTCTATTCATAGTATTTAAGTACCTAGGGAATGGCGGAAAAAGAGCTTGCGCGTCCTCTTGTAGTTGTTCATCTCTAGACGCAGCTCTCGCCCAACCCTTGCCTTCTGTAACCCCTGCAACAATATTTTGAGCATTTTGATTAGCAGCTCTAATAGGAGTATCTGAAGATACATTTGGAGTTTCAAACTCAAAAGCTTCTAAAGCCTCTTGCTCTTGTTCTACTGTAGGCCCATCATCTTGTATTATCTCGCCTTCATCATCTAGCTCAAATGGTCCAGACCCTCTAGCCTTTGGTCCTTGGTTTCTCCTAGAAAGGTGATCATCTATGTCTACCGTGACAGGTTCAATATTTGGAAACAGTTCTTTAGCTCGCTGCTTAACCAGTTCTTCTTGCCCCTCTGTAGTAGATTGATACCAGATTGCATTGCCTAGCTCGTCCCTAACCTCTACAACTCTATCCGCATCAGGTAAACGCCCATGAGCATATCCTAATATATCTACTAGAACTTCGTCTTGTTTATTACTATCATACAAAAACTGATCAGATGACTCTTTAAAAGTGTTTACCTTTTCTTGATTTGTGCTGAACAATAAACCGGCAGACAGTTCGCCTGTATCTGCTGCAGAATGGTTAGGTATTTGATCTAATCGGGCTGCTAACTCTGGATTTTCTCGTCTAACTTCGTTAAAAATACCTATGCTAGCCCTGTCTATAAAAATAGAATCTTTAGAATTAGTCGGGTCAAATATAGCTTCTATTTGCCTTTTTATCCATGCTTTGGGTTCTGGAGCTACCTCTCCAATGTTTTTTGTACCGTACCGTTCCTTTAAAAAAGCTTCATACTGTTTTTGCCTATATCCTTCAGTAAGCTGTTCCCTAGCTTTCTCCATTACTCTATTACCTGTAGCGGCTTGAAGTCCACCTGCTATGGTGCCACCAGCCGCACCTATTCCTACACCACCGAAGAAACCAGCAAATACAGCTTGTGCTCTATCTAAATTAGCTTGAGACCGTTGGTAATCCTCATCGATTTGGAATCTTTGCTGTATTGTAAGTTCTTCTTGCAAACCTTCTGTAATACCTTCAACTACTCCAGTTCTACCTGCGCCTTCTCCAATAGCAGATAAAATACGTTTATGTACAGGGCCAGAGCCCTTGTTCTTAAGAATGTTTGTTAAACTTTTAAATACTAAAGCTTCAGCGCCTACACCAATAGCAGCAAATGGCACACCTATCGCGCCTGCTCTAAAGGCAGATACAGGGTCTATCATGTCTTGATCTTTGTAAGTTCCGAATGCTATACCTGCACCTTGCGGATACTCTTGAGCTACTGCACCTGCGACCGCTCCAACTTTCGCAGCGGTGCCTAAACGCATAGTTTTAAAAGCTCCGTACGAACCTTCAAGTAAATCAGTTTCGTCTTTACTTAAGGTATGGCCCTTCATCTTTTTTAAGTAGGCTCTTTTGATTTCTTGTTTAGCTACGTTGTTAACGAGCCCTCTAGTAACGCCACTTAACCCAGCTACTACTACACCTGCTCCTGCTCCTGCTAAACCCGCTGTAAGACTAGCAACAGCAGAAGGCGCAAATTGACCTGTTGCGCTAAATACTTGTCCTATAAATCCACCAAAAGTAGGTTTATCTAAGAATTCATCGAATTGTTGAACATCACCTAGCTCTATAGCGCCCTGTTCTTCTAAATATTCAGCTTCTTTTATATTATCAGCGAGGGCTTTTTGATCTCCGAGTATCGAATTACCTATACCTTTAAAGTACTCTAAATTTGCTGCTAGATTGTAAGCTCCAGAAGATACCCCTTTCTTAAATATTTCTACAGGGTCTGTAACATCTGCACCTATGTTTTCTAAGTTTTCTCTATAAACGGGAGGCGCTAAGGATTCTTGTCCTAGTTTTTTTCTGTAAACTGGTTTAACTTTTGCCACACGAATTAACTTCCAGTTCTAGCGATAATATTATCGGCAGCTTCTGCGCTGCCGGCCATTCTAACAAAATCGGCATAAGACATACTTTCTTCAGCTTCATTCCTACCGCCTCTAGTATTTAAGTTTGTAAACACAACACTTTCTATAGAACCGTCAGCCCTTCTTTTAGCTCTTATGCTCTCAAAACCTGTACCGATAGTATTAGGGTTGGCGTTGCTTCTAGCAAGCCAATCTAAGAACCAGTCTTTCCAATTTTCAGGACCTAAACGTTGAGCTTCATCCAACATACGCTCCATGACCATTGTGTCGTACATTTCCAATTCTTCTGTGGTAGCAGTACCATCTCTTATCTTGTTTCTCATTTGGATACCAGCTACTTTCATTTTTGCTATGTAATCTGCGTTTCCAAAATCCCTTTCCCCATCAACAATTCCAGCGGTAAACGCCTGTTTTAGGTCATCAAAAATATTTTCATTGTCTTCCATCTCCATAGCTAGCCTATCTCTAGCAACTTTTAAGTTACCTGCAGAGATACTAGTTTTATTGAGATCATCTCTAGTTAAGGTTGGGTTGCCCGTTTCACCTTCGTTTATTAAAGCGTTATACAAATTTTGTTGAACTTGTGGGTCAAAAGAAGAAGCTGTAGCAATCATAATAGAAGCAGCCCTATAGTTAGCATCTGAAATAATTCCGTCTTGTTTTGCTTTTACTAAGTCCTGTTTCTTTTTGATTTCTAAGTCATCTAGAAGAGTCTTAACTCCTTGGACAGTGTCTTGATCTAACTGCTTAATGAACTCTTGGTTTTTAGGATTAGCAAACCATTCAATTGCTTTTTCAGGATCATTTGGAATTTGGAAAACAGCGTTAGTTTGGCCTTCATTAAACACAGGTGTTTGTTGAGTTGTTTCCCCTCCAGTGCCTCTAATAGCATTGACCCCACCCATAATCCCACCGGCTGTAGTAGAAGTTGCAATTGCGCGAGTTGGAGAAAGAACTCTATCTTTTCCACTTACGCCCGGGTCTCTCATAGTAAAAGCTGAAGGCTGACCAGGTTGTCCCGGCCCTCTTTTAAGAGCTGTATTTGGTTTAGTAACAGACTTAACGGCAAGGTTCTTTATACCCGCAAGTAACTTAGGAGCAAACTTAATAGCAGCTATGCCTCCTCGTACAACTCCTCCCGCAAGTAATCCAGCACCAGGAACAAGTAACAATCCATTAGAAACAAGTAAAGCTTTATCCGTAGCACTTAAACCGTTCCACCAATTACCCCAAGTTTCTTGATCCTCTGGAGATAAGTCCCCTACAGATTGCGTTTCTGACTCACTAACAGGAGCACCTGTTGCTTCTATAAGTTGTTGTGTTTCTCTAGAAACATCTTGATTCGCAATATCTTCTTGAAGAGTAGTAGCATCAATGCCAAGCCTACCAGGCCTTGACCTTCGTTTCTCCTCTGTAGCTTTCGCTTGTTGACTAGGAACAGGAATAGATTCTAAGCCAGTTGGTTGTGATCCACGGCTTGGGTCTAACTGTTCTATTTGCTCATTAAGAGCCGCAATTCCACTAATAACAGCTTCTGGAGGAGCATCTGCGTCATCAAGTAGTGAACTTGCTATTCCTTTAATTTGATTTTCAGCAGTATCGAATATTAAATCTCTTCTCCACTTACCTACCGCACTGCCAGATATGCCATTTCTAGCTATTTGATTATCAAACAATCCCTCATAAATAAGCTCAAGTTGACTTTGGGTTACAAGAGCTGGCTTATCATCTGGGTCTGATGATCTATTTAAAGTAACTGGAACTATTTCTCCGTTCTTTTTTCTAATTTCTAAAATAAAACGAGGCCCGTCTTCTGTCTCTATTTGTCTAGGTTTGCCTGCAAATTCTCCAACTACTTCATTGCCATCTGCATCGTAATACGCTCGACCTTTATTAGGAGAATTAACTAAATCAAGATAACTTTGAGTGCTAAAGTTATGTAGTTTTTCTAAGTTTACTTGTGTTCCTTTTCGAGGATCTAAAGTAAACACATCAGCCATAATGAACTCATTATTAAGTTGTTGTCCTTGCTCACGTCTACGTTGACGTTGCAAAACCCCTAACTGTTCTTTATTAGTTTCTATGCCGCCAGCTCTACTTAAGCCGCTTAAAAATACATCCCCTAATCTATCTCCTCTAAGCGCCATAATACTTCTCTAGATTGCGAATGCTAATAGTGCAGCAGACGCTAAACTACCTCCTAACCCAATCATTTGACTTTTATGCGCTGCTTTTGCGCTGTTATATGCGTTTCTTTTATTAGCCGCCATAGCCGAAGAATCTCCTAAACTGCTCAACGCTGTTCTATTTACTCCTTGTCCGATGTTAATAAGATCAGCTAGAGTAGACCTATTTATTTGATCCTGTGATATTCTTGCATTGTTCAACATACCCGTAGTAGTTGTGGCTCCAGCTAAATTGAGTGCTTTGGCTTGTTCTTGTCTCTGCACTGCTGTTAAACCAGCCCCACCATACCTTTCTATGTTTCTTTGTTGGATTCCTCTGGCAATTTCAGTTTGCCTAGCCGCAGTTTCCTGTGCTTCGTCTAACAAACTAGTATCACTTTGAGAGTCCTCTAAAAGACGTTCTTCAAAATCTCTAAAATCTCTTACATAGTTTTCGTAATCTTGACGAGTAATATCTGCGTAAGTTTTTTCTGGATCAGTAACTTCGGGCAAAGACGAAATAGATGAATCCCCGAGTCCTATAACTTCTTGTTCTATCATGATCCGTATGTACCTCCACCTAAAGTGTATTGACCAAAACTACCCACATCAAGTCTTCCTAATGGACCATCTGCACCCTGTCTCCCTAAACCAGCTGGCCTGAAAAAAGTACCAAGGTTACCTTGTGCATCCATGCTTCGTCTATTTTGTATTCCTTGGCCAAAAAGGGTACCGCCAACATTAAGCCCGGCAACAAGTCTAGCATCTGCAATCATCTGTTTATCCCTAGCTTTACTTAGATCACTTGTAGATTGAATATTAGCGGCTCTACTTAAACCTGAAACTGCATCTGCTTGTTGCCCTCTTGCAGTGCCTAGTACTCCGATTTGCCCTTCGCGTTTAGCCGCTAGAGCAGTTCGTTCGGCTTCTAGTTGCTGTGAACCTGCCGCAGAAGCTAGGTCAGCTGCTGCGTCTACAGAAGCAGCTCTTTGTAAACTAGTCTTACCGGTCAAACTTTGCATTACATCAGCACCTGCTCTTCCGGTAGATATGTTTGAAAAATCTTGAGTATCTGTAATATCCCTTAGCCTACGGAGTAAAGGGCCGTAGTTTTTATCAAAATAGTCTTTCTCTGCTTTTGCTACAGACGCTGAAATTTTTTCAGACTCGCTAGGTTTATAGTCTTGTTTTTTAGGTTTGTTACTCATCTACTTTTTTTGTATAAACTCTTGTATTTAAACTAAACCCTTGTTTTAACGCATACTCTTCCATTTGCGAAACAGAAGATCTAGCCTCTATATATTTACAGCTTGCATTACGGGCAAGCTCTTCAAACCATTGTACATGTTTCATCCAGTTATGTTTACCAGTTTCGTACACATACGCTATCCAAATCAACAGAGTTCGATTGTCTGTAAACGGATCAATCTCTGTACTAAGGACTAAGAATCCTATCGGGGATGTAAAAAGTTCTGCTCTACCATTGACGCATTCGCTATATACATCTTCTGGTCTAAAAGTAAGATTAGGGTCATCTGCTATTATTGACTCGATTCCTGGTTTTACCTGATTCCAGCACTGCCTAATATCCGCAAGCTGCGGTAAAATAAAGTCGTCTTCACTAATAGTCTATCTCCTTACCATATCTTCTATACCTCTTCCTTGGATTTAATCCAACTCCTTTATACTTAACAAGCCTTCTAACACCAAGGTCTCCCGCTCTTGATCTAGCTTCAGCTTCTCTAACCTGCTCGTCAAATAAATTTCTGTAATCCGCAGCTGCTCTTGGATCACTCCACTCCCTAGCGGGTATACGTAAAAGTCTCCACAAAGCGCCGAATATAATTCCGTCTCTGTAATCGGTAGAAAAATCTGTATCTATATTATTAGAGGATCTAGAGGGCTTAAGAGCTACACTAACTCTAAACCCGTTTGTTTTTGTAGAGCTCGGCACAGGAGCTACATAAAATAAATCTGGAGATATCTGTAAAAAAACCTCTGGCGTGCCTGTTCTATCTCTCCAATCAGGGTAATTAAGTTCTAGACTACGCGGGCTAGTGGGGTCCATATCTTCCCCGTCATAAGTCATCCAAAGAATTTGATGAACATCAGTGCCAGTGGGTTGGTCAAACTCGTACTCAAACACCCCGCTTATGCTAGTAATTACATCTAACTCAACCTTGTAAGCTTTAGATTTTTCGCATAGCTCAATAGTAGATGAACGTAAGTTTGTCTCTACTAATGTATCAGGACACCCAGGAACATAAGGTAATACTTCCTTTATAAGAGAGTCAAATGTAGCCATATCATCCTCCTACCCCAGCACCCATATTATTAGAAACATAATCCAGATTAGGGTTACTAATATTTGAAGCAGCTGTTGATTGTCCTAAGCTATTGTTAAAAAGAGCGTAATGTTGATTAGATCGAACTGCATTACCAGCGTATTCCGCATCTTTTAAATATGCTTTATACAAAACAAAATCTACCACGGCGTTTGCAAATATGTCATCTATATCAAGAGTAGATGAAGTAGAACTAAAGTCATCAGGCGTTTTAGAATAGACAATTTCTACATACGCATTACCAGCCACACCAGGATATACGTAATACTTCCTAGGATCATCTTGATCGAAAGCATAGTGTTTTACAATGGTGCCATGAGCGGCATCTCCCGTTACAGTGGGGTCATTCCAGTTTGGCTCCTGGGTATTAAGTATGTCAAAGTCAACTATACGAATAGCCCTACCTCCAGTTGCACTGCCGCCAGTGCCAGACATATTCCTAGTTATCTTTAGTAAACGTAACCCATTAGTGGGAATACTTTGTAAAGTCCCCGTACTTAACTGTACATTAGATGTAAGCGCAGAAGCATCTGGCCTTAAGTTAACAACCTCACGTTGCGCATCGTTTAGATACCTAAGAAGTTCAGCTTCAGACCACCTAACACTAGTAGTGTCTTGTAAGGTGTCTTGAACTCTAGTTATTAAATTTGCCCCCGTAAGTGTTCCCATGTTCTATTTAATTAATTACGGCTTTTAGTTCTTCTATCAAACTAGCTTTAGTCTTACGTCTATCTAATTCTATACCGATAGTACGACCATACTCTTCTAGCTCTACCTTAGTCATACTTTCTAAATCTACTGAAGTTTCTTCTGTTGCAGGTTCTTCTACAACAGGAGCAGCTACTTCTTCTTCGCCATCTACTTCTCGAGCCCCTTGTTGTAAACATAGGACTCCAAAATCTTTTCCTACAGCTTTAGGTACACCGGCTTCAAAAGAATCTGCGTGCCCCCAAGTAGAAGCCACGTATGTGTCTTGATCAAATACTACTTTCATAAATTACTCCTTAAAAAAATACAGGTGACTAACGTAACGCTAGCCACCTGTAAAATGTTATCACAATTAGAATGCGACATCTAATCTTATGACACCAAAGTCCTCAGACTGACCTGTTATGTCAGAATTGTACTTTGGCTTCTTAAGACCAAAAATCTTACCAATTGAAATACCGTTTTGGTTTCCGTAGTCAAAAGTATCTTCAACTATTTCTGGAAGACCAATATCAGCCATTGCAAGTGATTGCGCACCGCAGAATAGACATGAAGCATAGTCAACATCAGCATTAGCTCCGCCTTTATATCCAGCAGAACCAGCATTACTTGAAGAACCACTAAGAGCTCCTGAAGTATTGAAGACATGCCTAAACTCATGAACCATAATACCGTCAACCATTAAGCTAGAAGATCCAGCGAATAGTTCGTTATTTGGTCCTCTGATGCCAGCGCTTCTTACATTCGCTAAGAAGTCTGAATCGAGTTTAAGGTCAGCCATTACCTGCGGGGAAACAAACAGATGATACATCTCTTCGTTACCAGCGCCTCTCATACCTCTGATGTACTGATCTTTAGCAAAAGCTTTTAGATCAACAATATGTCTGTACTTCAAAGTATCAGAAGCAGTAATAGATGTAACGGAACCAGCGGCAAGGTCATTACCATTGATTCTTTTGTGTCTATTACTTGTTGGTGCAGTTACATCACTATTAAACGTAAGGTCCCCAAGGTTCTGTCCTGATGTAAGAACAGGCCTCAAAGCTCCGTTGTTTTTATTAGTGTATGCAATGCCAGCTAACGATAAGAACGCTAGTTGGTCTATTCTATCAGCCATTGCATAAGCAAGTGCATCTCTAGAATGCTCACGGAAATTTACAACTGATTTTTGATCAGCCAATCTGCCCGAAAGCCTATTAGCAAATCTTAATTGATCAAGCTGTACGACGATGTCGAAGGATCTTAACGCCTCTTCATTTCCTTCTAAGGTGTTGTCTCCAACAATACCATCACCGGTCATATCTGCAAGAAGAGTTAAAACTGCTCTTGCTCCTTTCTCGGATTGGGTAAGTTCAGAAATTTCCTGAACCATTGCGTTGGGTCCGCTACCTGCGAATTGATTAATGAAGGACATATTCCTAGCAACACGCCAAAAATCACGAGACCAGATGGTGAGCTGTTCACTGGTCAACGCGCTAAAGTTAGTATTAGCCATTTATATACCTTTATAATTAAAGTTAACCAGTCGCTATATTCTGGGGCGACTTTTACCCGTCTACCCTTTATCGTTGGGAAACGTCTACGTGATTGTAACGAACACGAGCTCGACCATGTTTTACGTCTTGATTGACGAATAACGTGTTTTACCTCTACGATGAGGGCTAAGTATCGTCTTAGCGAACGAACTTCTATCTTAGCTTACCCAAAATCCCCACGCAACCTTTTAAGCGTTTCTTCTGGGAGCGCACTAAACTCTTTTTCAGATAATTTATTAAGATCTATTGGTTTATCTCCACGTTGAGCAGCCCCTTCTCCTTTCATAGCTGGAGGTTGTTGCTGCGAAGCCTCTATTTTAGCGCTGACTTTAGCGGTTTGTTTCTTTTTATTAATTTCTGCTACTTTTGGGTCAACTTTAGGGGCTTCCGTTTGTAACAATTCCGGTTTTTTTAATGTTAGAGTAGTGTTTACAGCTTTATCTAACGCGTAAGCGCCATCATACCCTTGAATCATAAACGCATCACGTAAATCTAGGGCTTCTTTTAACAAATCAGGATCATGTTCTGCACTGTTTACATCAAAAACAGGATATTGAGCTTCTAATTCAGCAGCTTTAGCTTGTAAAGACTGCGCTTCAGTAGATTGTTGGATGTTTTGAGTAGTAGTTTGCTGTACTTCGAACATAATTTGTTGTTTTTCAGCAT